GGTTTCAGTCAGTATGTTTATGTCTTGGACTGTCTCAGTAATCAGTTTCATTTGAAAAATCCTGCTTTTTTCTTTGTTTCTTATACGCCTTACTTACAGCCGCCAACACCGCAAGCCTTACGGAATCGTCCTTCATCAAAACGGGGATTGGACTTTTTGAATATTTGAGAGTGGTGTGTAGCAAGTTCTTCGCGCTTCTTTGCATCAGGGTGTGCCTTGATCACATCAGCAACCTGCTGAAAATGCTTGCGGGTCATTACCTCGTCAATCTGCTCAGTCTCTTCCTTCACCGACTTTTTGGGTTTAGAAACACGATACAGTGTATCGCCTTCACCGTGTTGAACGCTTACCCGTTTTCCACTATTGCGAATAGCATTCAAATCGGCTTTGGTCTTCTTCAGAGACTTCCACTCTTCTGAAACCTCATTCTCTTCCTTGACACCAGTAGCACGCTTGATGCCTTTCACGGCATTTGCTTGCTTCCTGCCTGTGAGTAAATTACGGTTCTTTTCGGGACCGTACATCATGGACGACAGTTGCGAGCCACGCTTGGCAACATATGCGTCCTTTGTACCCTTACTCAACTCGTCAATCTGCTCAATATTTTCATGTACTTCAGCGCGACTACCCTTTTTGATCAGTTTGCCACCGCGACCGTAAGTGCGTGGCGACTCCTGTTCTTTTCCTGCACGTTTGAGCAGACTTAATAAAGCAGCTTGGTGCTTGGTTTCCTGTTGTTGTCCACGAGCACCAGCCTTGCCACTGTATTTCATACTTGCAGCAAGACCACTGTCTGCCTTGTCTTCGTGTTTCTTTACCTTACGATTCACTTCTCTCTCACGGGCAGCGGTTTGGTAGTCTTCAGTAATCTCCTCCGTGCTGTTAAACACCGCATCGGCAACAGAGTATCTAACTTCATCAAGTGCAAGAGAAGCACGGGCGTATAGGGACTTAAACAGGAGATCCTTTGCTTCTGCAAAGTCCTTGTTAATTACTGCTTTAGTCAACTGTTTTGTGGTGTCCATTTATTCTCCTGTTTAGACTTTATTATTTAGTTTTCTTCTATTTTTGGTGCAGTTTCATTGTCTTTACAATTTATAGGCTTTCCCGTCAATAACAAATTAGAAACAGTCTCCCTCTCATTATTTATACGCTCTTTCACCTTGTCGTATAGAGCAGTTTGTATTGCTGTTTTAAATTCTTCAAACGGGTTACTCACTGTATACCCCTTTCTTGTTTAATCGTTCAGGTCTTCTTCGTCTTCGGGTACTATTTCACCAATAGTGATTTGCGGTTGGTTTTCACCATCAGTAGGCGGAGCAGGAACAGCACCATCTGCTGGCGGAGCAAGTTCGGGTTGACCAGTGGTTTCTTGACCAGCAGGCATTATCATTCCAGAAGCCTGTTCTGCCTCAATCTGCTTGTTTATTTGCTCAATATCGTCTTCAGTTTGCCGCAGAATATTTTTTCGTACCCATTCACGAGAATAGTACTTGCCTACAAAATCCTCTGCATCTCGCACACTCTGTAAACGATCTTTAAGAACTTCGCTCTCTTTAAGTTCAGAGAAATGGGAGTCTTTTGCAAATTTAAAAGCAAGTCGGTCTTCAATCTCTTCCCACTCTTCCTTTTTTATTACACCCTTCATTACTAATTGTACTCGAAGCAGTTCAAGAAACAACTCAGAAAACTTCATACGCAACCGCTCAACAAACTTAAAGAATTTTACTTCATCTCTGGAAATCTCTGATGCTTTACCCAGATTAAATCCAGTGGTTTCTTCAAGACGCGATGTGGGAACATTAAGAGACTGAAACAATTTCTTTTGAAAGTACTTTACGTCATCCATTTCAGACAGGTTTTGTCCTGCTGCAAGAGTCTGAATTTCTGTGCCACGACCACCTTCTCGTCTAGGCATCCAGAAGTCTTCAAGCATGGACAGGTGTTTGCGTGAGTCCTGTACTTCACCAGTGTTTGGATCGTACATGAGTTTGTTACGATACCTCTGCATGAGTCCCCGAACATACTCTTCTGCTTTCTGTTTTGGCAAGTTTCCAACGTCCACATAGAACACCCGCCGTTCAGGAGCGCGAGTAATACGGTAAATAACCACCGCGTCTTCAATCATACGGAGTTGGTTTAGTGCCTTGATGGCCTTGTGTAGATATCCAATAATTTTTTTATTGTACCCGTCAAACAGTCCGCTGTGTACGAAACAGATAGAATCAGGATAGATTTTCAATCCCTCTAGTTGCAAAGTGGACGAGTTTGGCTGCTGCTCGTTGTACACATAAAACTCTTCAATAGCTGTAACCAACTGCACACCAACACCGGCAACAGCAGCAGAACTATTTTTGTCTACTGGTTTCTTTATTATTTTACGAACTTTGCGAATTTTAGTGGGATCAATTGCACGAAGTTCTCTGATGCCCTTTTTCTTGTTGCCTTCATCCACTATAATGTGGTAGTACAGACGACTGTCGATATACCACTTTCGGAAAATTTCGTATCCACGCCTCGAAAAGTCTAAAAGACCAAGCAATTCACTGAATTCTTCTTCAATTTTATTCTTGATGGAAGCAGACTGCTTTAGATTTGTGGTGTCTATTTTTACTGTGGTAAACGTGTCATCGTACACAATGGATTCGTTACATATGTCTGATATTGCAGACTCTACTTCAGGGTGTAGGGCCATGTCTCGGTACTTGCGAATCATCTCCATGTCGGATTTGATTGCGCCATCAAAATCAATAACTGTACCGAAATACCCTCCTACTTCAATAGGCACTGCTCCATCGTCCGGATCTGGAGGCACAAATGAAAGGGACTTCTTGGATTCCTCCGAAGAAGTCCCTTCATCTTTAGATAATTTGAAACCAAATAATTTAATAGCCATAGATAAAAAATCCAATTAAATCAGAAAACTTTAGAAACCAGAACCGATATTGATGCCGGCCTGCTGCAACAGGGCGTTGATGTTCTCCTGACCTGTTCCTGTAGCAGAAACTGCACCTCCAGCAGCGGCTTCCCACCACGAGTAATTAAGAGTAACAGGAAACTCAGCAATGCTGTCGTTGTTTTCGTACGACAGATCAATTGCACCCACTTCGCTAGGGAAGCAGCCAACAAAGTTGTAGGTACGCAGTGGTTCGCCATCACGCAGAAGCTGAGTCACTGACCATGTAGGCATAAACTCCATAAAGTTTGTCGTTGTAACATTAGCTACATGAGAATTAAATATTGCGCTCCAGTACTCGAATGCAGAACGCAAACTCATATTGGAATCTGATATGACCGTAATACTCCAGTCTTGGAATGTACGGTCACCAGGCAATTTAATACGGCGACCCCGATACGGAACCTCTATTGTGCCTAACGATGACGCAGGAATCTGCGCTGATTTGCACAGGAAAGAAATTGCACGGTTGTTTGAGTAACCAGGAATGTTTCCTGTAACCATGAAGAGGTTGGTACGAACACCACCACCGGCAAAAGCGTTTACAAATCCTGAAATATTGTTTGTTGGATCTACAGGCATTAGTTCTCCTTGATTCTATTTAGGTGATTAACCACCAACTTCGCTGAAATTTACGCCAGTTTTGGTGGCAACAAAATTCAACTGGATAAAGTTAATACTGCGAGTGGGTTTCACAAAGATGTCGGCAACAAACTCGTTACGGTCAATAACCTCACCTGTGTTGTTGGTTTCGTCACACACCACTTTGAAGTCCGTGATGCCACGGCGTTGCTGAACAGTTTTAAGGAACGGAACCACAAGGTTCTTGAACTGTGCGCGGGTAAACGAGTCGTTCTGCTCAAACAGGAAGAACTTGCTTGCCGTGGCAATTGCCTTTTCAAGAATAATGAACAGGCGACGCACATTGATACGGTCAAAGGCAGAGGGCCTGGTCTGCATGGTTTTGTCACCAAACAGGATTACGCCTTCACCAGGGAACGACACAATGGGATTTACCTGACGGGTGTACAGTTCGTCGCGGTGAGCTTCCGATGACGGGTTGTACGCCAACTTTACCACACCCTTGATTTGACCACGGTTAAACCCTGCGGGTGAAAACCACGCTTCGTTGGTAAACTCGGTACGAGCAACCAAACCTGCAATGTCTGCGTTCAGTGGCACCAGTCGAACAAGGTTGTTAAAGGTGTCCAACTGGTACTTCCAACCGCTGTCAAGCACTGCATACGAAGAGTTCACATTGAAACTGCTGTCGCGGAAGGTCTTGATGGCGGATAGTGCTTCGTTTGGAAGTTTGTTCTCCACATTAGACTTGTTAGGAGACTTGAACGCAATGCAGTCCAACCGCTTTTCGCACACGTTTTGAATGACCAGTTGTGCAAGGGTTGGACTGGCATCTCCCAGTGGAAGCAGTGAAACATCAACCTCATCTGCGTCTGCAAACTTGCTCCACCCGTTTGCCCACCGGTCAGAATCGGTTGGGTTACCACCAGAAAGACCGCCCTTAAGGTGGAAGGAGTTTACTCCTGCTCCAACA